ACCTGAGTTATATCCAGTACCAGCTGCGGCTATTGTTACTGTTGCTAATGCACCACTATCAACTGTAGTATTTACAGTTAATCCACTACCAGAACCACCTGTCGTTGTAGCTGGAGTAGCTGCACTATAACTAGAACCAGCATTTGTTATTGTTTCTTCAAAGTCAATAACAGCACCTTCGTTACCAGAAGCCGCACCATCTGATGCATTTCTGGCAGTTGTTCCTACTGTTCTGACTACGTTTAATGAACCACCATATGCTAAAAAACTAGAAGCAACATGCCAGTTTTGTTCTATGTCGGTTGCTGTGGGTTTTCCGAATGTATTTGCCAAGTCTTGTTCAGAACTTATACTTACTATTTTGTCTGCTGGCCCCCATAAAAATGCAGATGCAAAACCAGCATTTGATGAAGAACTCGGTGCTAACGCATTAGTAGCATCTATTTCTGAAACACTGACGCCTGGGCTTACTTGAAATGCCATATTCTCTCTCCTTGTTCAATATATTGAATTTTGAAACTAATCTCTTAAAAAATATCAATTAAGATTTGCTGTATTGTTATTTATAAAAAACAATTTTTTCACTCGACAACTTCCCATATTTGACCATCTGAATCTTGAAAAGTTTCAACTTCCAATCCTGTATTGATAATCCCAAAGGGAGTAACATCATCTTCTATTTCACGAATTCGTTGTTCGTGTAGTTTCAATCTTAAATCTTGATCCATCAAATCTTTAAAATATCGTTGATTACTTACCCATGAAAATAATACCAATGTCATAACCAAATCATCGTGCGACCCTTCTGTTGCCTGATAACTTTTCCCTTTGACTGCAAAACATGTTAGTTCTGCAATTGTTTGAAAATCAACTATCAATAACTTATCTTCCTCTATCAAAGTTTTTAGTACTCGACAACCTATCCTTTTTACCTGTGCAGTTGTTTTGATTCCCATTTCTGAACCACGACCAAAACCAGCACTCAGTACTTGTCCAGCACGACCTTTAACAGTAGATGATAAAATATTTTCGTATTCTAAATCTTGATATAAGGTATCAGCAACCTGACCACCAATATCATTTACTTCTACTAATACATATGCTTCGTTATAATCCCTTGCCACCTTTTCTATAACATTGGGATATAATAAAGGTGATATATGATTATCTCTATATTTTGCTACCAATTTATATGGTGTATCTGTAATATCAATCACCGAAAATGCTGAATAATCCTTACCAGCACCTCTAGCAACATCACAGGACATCATATAAATATGACCCTTCTTTGCCGTTTCGTAAATATCTAACCCATCACCTCTGGCAATCGGTTCTCGAAATGCCATCATAGACAATTTACTTGGTGATATTAACGTATTTGTTGAACCTATAAACTCAGTTTCAAATTCTATTCTGAATTGATCTTCTGAGGTGTTTCGTATGGTTTGTTCTTTCCATTTACTATCACGGCCGGGAACTGATGACCAATGTACGTCAATTGGTACATAATCACTACGTCCTTCTACCGAATCAGTCCACATTTTATAAAACTGATTCATACCATTAGGTGTTGAAACTATCAATACTTTAGTTGTGTTACCAGATGAAATTGTAGGATAAACTGATCTGAAAAAATCTTCAGCAATATGTTCTGGTACAAAGGCAAATTCATCTAAAAATATGATATTGAATGTTCCACCTCTAATTGCACTCGATGATGTAGATGATGCAAGAATTTTAGAACCATTTTCTAATTCGATGTTACCTTTATTCCATTCAACTACACCTTGTTGCATCCAGATTGGCAAATTTTCATATGCTAATTGCCATCTTCCTAGTAACTCCCTTGCTGTGCTTCCCTTGTTTGCTAGAATTCCTATCCTAACATCTTGATTAAAAAGTACATAATGAAGCAAATATGAAATAATGGTAGTCGATTTTCCCGTCTGTCGGGGCATTTTACAGATAACAAATCGGTTATCGTGAAATTGCTGAACCATGTCCTCTTGAAAATCCCACATATCAAATCCAATCAAACCTTCATCCACAGTTACAATCTTCATGTACTTTTTGATGAAATAAATCGGTTCATCGGCACATTTGATATATTCTTCCACCTGTTCTGGTGTAAAATCTATCGGTACATTTGCCTTTTTTAGTAAAGGATTTCCTAGATAATTAATCGACTGCATCTTCTTTTTGTTTGTTTTTTATTAGTTTTTGTAAATCTGATGTAGAACCCACAAATAAAGCATTTGTAACCTTTGTGGGATTTCCTTTCTTTTCTATTGCTTTCAGTTCTTCCATTTTCTTTTGCAAGTCAATCAAACGATCATTGACTTCTGATGTATTTTTCATTAACTGACCATAAACTTCAAATGCTCTTGGATTATCAGACTGTTTTGCCAATTCCAGTGCATATTCCATTGCATCTACACCTTGTTTGAATATCTTATAGTAATTTTCACGACTCTGGACATAATCCTCTTCAATATCAATTTCACGATTTTCTGGATTCGATTCTATAACTTGTATATCTTCGACAACTTCTTCTGATTCTGGTTGCTCCATATCAAAAATATCATTGAGAATAACATCCATCTTATGGTTCATGACGACCTATCCGTTTTTGTATTAGTTGTATTTGTTCTTATTATTCGACTAACTGCCCTTCCATCAACATCTATCAATTCTGAATCACTAACAGTATCAAGACCATCAAAAACATTACTATACATGTTGGCAATTGCTTCTGTAACCACTTTAGATGTAGTACTTGGGCCGTATAGATAGGTTTTTAACTGGAAATTTAAAGACCAGAGAATCAATCGTCTTTCACCAGTTAATCCACCTTCCCATTGGTCTTCCTGTGATACATCTGATAAAATAACAGGCATATCATGTTTAACTACATCGTTAATAGCAACGGTCAACTCTGGTGTGAAATATGGCAAAATTTGTTCTACAATCTTCAGACCATCTTCGGTTTGATCGCAAGCAATTGACAATGTAATATCTAAATTATAAGGAACTCTTTGCCATCTATAATTTACTTGTGAATTATCCCCACTAACAGCAGTAGCAGTTTTTTGCATGGTATTCAATTTTCTAGCACTATCATAAGTCAAAGATGTCCACTCAAAACTCATTCTTGGAAGTTCAAACTGAGTTTCTACACCTGTTGCCGCTTGTACTAATTGTCTGAACCTTGCTCTGGGAGCATATGCCAATGGTACAAGAATATTTTGTGTATTATTGCTAGAATCTACACGTTGAATAGTAATATTATTAAACAATGTACCAAAAGAAACTAATGCCTTTCTAATAGATTCGTTATAAAATGTTGTTCCTAGCATTAGAATACACCAAATGGATTAGATTCTGTGAAGTCAACAATACCACCATCAGCATCAGATTCAATATCTGCACTTTGTGTATAGTTATCTGTTTCTGTGGCAATATTATCAACTGCCGTAATACCTGTACTAAGTGTATCTTGTGCATAACGGAATAATGAACATTCCATCTGCCAGACATAATTTTTACCCAATTGGAAAAAAGGAACCATGTCTTCGGTAAAAGTAATCTCATACAATTGACTTGACAAAGGAAGATATATTAAATCACCTTCTCTTGGTTTAGTTATAGTCGCATCTCCAGCGGTTACAACATCAGCAAACCTTTGGTATGAACAAACCAATTGACAAGTGTCTTGAATTTCTAAACCAAATCTACCAGCAATATCACCTGTACCACCCATACCATTAATAGTATCTTGTCCAAAATACATTTCTATGGCATATGAAGTCGTAAATGAATTTTTTTCTGCATCTTCAAATAAGGTATCAACATTGTTGCTAGTTCTAGGCAAATAGTTCACATCAAAACCAGCAATTTGTATTGCTTCGGTTACTAGATTCTGAACCATGCTCTGTTCAGTTGTAGACGAATGATGTGTAAAACCCGTTCTGACTGTCATTTCTTACCCCACTAAGAATTGTGGCATTTCTTCGTATCTCATTTGCATTTGTGTTTCAAGTTCTTGTATTTCTGTGGTTGCATCTTGCATCAGGGTAGTACCACTATAGGTTACACCGCCGGGAAGTTGCAAACCTTCAAATTTGCTTAGGTTTTGACCCCATTGTCTTTTCATCAATGCCGTTGCGTATTGCTTTAGGAATCTATCGTTATAAACTGATGTATATGTTTCTGGACTCAAAATTTCATATGCTTCAACAAGTAAATATTCATCTGTTGCGATATCATTTGTCCAATCCATATGAATATGTAAACGATCTTGGTGTCTGGAAAAATCAAAAGGATGTTTCCCTACTAACATTTGGTCAATCATTTCTAAATTTTGACTAACCATCGAATAATGCATCATCTGAACATCTGAAAAATCGTGCAAATCGTTGAGTCTCATTTGATACTTGAGATCAAACATGTTGACCGTAGAATCTGAACTAATCGGATAGACATTAATAACACCAGTTACACTAGTTCCGATTGAAATATATTTATTCGTCTTATCTGATGAAGTAACCTGATGTTTGAGAAAACTTCTTACGATTGCATCGTAATGATAATCTTGATAAAATTGTAATGCATCATCTATGACATCATCTTCCTGATCTGAAGTGATATTAATATCTACCATGCCAGAACCGAGTCTTCGTTTACAATATGTTTTTAAAGTTGCTCTGGAATTTGGAACTGCCATTAGAAATCTCCTGTAACCGTATTTCCATCTAAAGTTGGAATTTTTGACTCGACCCATTGGTCGGATATATCTGCCGTAACTCTCCCTGCTGGTAGAAAACCAGATGTTTGGGAAATATCTATATTTCCTGTATTAAATTGCACAGTAACATTTCCACCAACAACTGAGTTCGTTCCACCTGTAATTGTAACTGATGCATCCCCTGCTAATAGTGATCCTCTTGAAACTGACTGAAATGCATCTGTTCCATTTCCAATAATAATATTTCCAATCGTTAAACTCTCAACTCCTGTACCACCATCAGAAACAGAAACCGTATCAGTCGGTGTAAATTGTCCTATGCTAGTTACATTTCCACTTTCGTCAAAAAGTGCTTTTAATGGTACTTGATTTGCCATCTCTTCTCTCCTAAGTGATTACTAGCACCGAGGCTACAACATCCAACGATTCTGTGTGTGATGCCTTTACCCTCAATTGTCTTTGATCCGTATTTGTTGTAGATGTCGTTAAATTTATTGGTTTTTCTACTACCAAAGAAGATTTTGGTGCAATATCTACATTATATAAAATACTTGCTTTTTCGTCTGGTGTTCCAGCATTATCGAATAAGGATAAATAAAAAGTTCTATAATCCGCATTTTTATTTGAAATATAAATCGCATGTACCGTAACTTCACCAGTGCTATACGACCCTGTTAAGTTCGTAAAACTCGTTCCTAAATCTTTAACTTCTTTAGTCTGAAAATCTGTTGCCATTACTAACTCCCGAAAACAATAGACATTGCAACTGCAAGTCCATCAGATTGAAGTCGCAAAACACCTTCTGCATCTTCTGCGACTGTAACACCATTCGATGCACATAAAGTTCTTTTATCTATATTACTAACCCTACCACCTTCATCAATATCTAATCTGGAAATTAATTCTAAAGTAGGTGTAATGGTATTAAAAATAGCACCATCTGACATGCCAACTAATGGAGCAATACTTATATTTCCTTGTGTATCTATCGACAAACCACCATTGGCAATAGTTTTAACCCTAAGAATAGAATCGGTATTTGCACTCGTAACTGTTGCCGTAGAACGTTTTATTGGTGTTGTATTGCTTATGGTAGATATTGCACCACCACTTACACTTTTTACAGACAAAACAGCAGTAGATTGAGCAATAGTACTGGTAACTACTAATGTTGCCGTACTTGACGTACTTGCATGTGGATCAGTAAATGTTATTTGGTCATTCATTAAATAACCAGCACCAGCATCAACTAATAGAAACGATGGGTTTCCATTTCCATCTGTAGTTATATTAACTTTTATTCCAGAACCACTACCCGTAGTCGAAGTCTGCGAAACGTTAGTATGATTTTGACCACTGGCCCATCCAGCGGATGGTGTGGGTAAAGTACTAAAAATAGTTAAAACACCAGTTGGTTCTGTAAGTGTAATAGTATCACCGACCACATAATTACTACCCCCTGCATTAACAGCAAATGTAGGATAACCATTAGAATCAGTAGTTGCATTAAATGTTGCACTTGTGCCTGAACCAGAAGATGAAGATTGAGCAATTGCAGTATGTGTCATGCTTGGTTGCCAAACATTGGATACATAACTATCTCTAACACACGCAATCGTTAAAGTTGCTGTTTCTGTAGATGAACCATCCACCACCGTCAATGTATCACCAATTTTATATCCTTGTCCGATATTATTAATAACAAAAGTCGGAGCTCCATTACCATCAGT